ATCTGCACAATGGCATTTAACTTAAACGGATTCAACTTCAACCAATCAGTTGTAGATGTAAACGGAAAAGTTATCCCTACATGGGGTGATGTCCTTAACAGAGCAAACTTAGGTATGGAAGTTATGCATGAGAGAAATGCACACAACTTCCCATTAGACTTAGCATCTGCAGAGTCTACAGAGGTTGCTTTAACTGCTCCATCAATCGGTTGATATAATCAAACGACTATGATATACTGAGGGTCTCACGACCCTCTTTTTTTATGAAAACTTTTAAACAAACGTCGGATAAACCATACGACAGACATCAATACAAGATTAAGTTTGATGATGGTAAGTCAATACTATTTCCTGACTACGAAACAATGCAACACTTTTGGTTTACTAACATAGCATCATGGGGTAATAAAAGAAATGCAGTGGTTGAGATAGTAGACATAAATAAGAAGCAAGGGTTTGGATAATTAATGTCCTCGCAACGCATAAGGGATATAGTTAATAGATGTTATGGCGGTCTCATTGTCAATCAAAGGTCTAATCTAGACCAAGATAATGTAACGTCAGCAGCATCCACACCTCTATCAGCACAAACACCTGGGGGTCAAAGCGTTGTGCCTCCAAGTGGTGCTGTTGTAATACGAGAGTTAGTTGGTCGCTGTTATTCTGACACTGCTATACCTAACCAACCTAACGTCCTTGACCAAGCAAGTGTTGCTCAGAGGATACCTCCTCCACCAATTACACCAGAGCCATCACCTAACCAAGTCATTCAACAACTGGTCAATAGATGTTACCCTGACCTAGACTTAACACCACTCAAAGAATTTCAACCTGAGGTAGTTGAGAGTGGTGCAATCAACCTAGACATGAGAGAAATAATTGACTTCATTAATCCTATTATTGGTAATCCATTTGATTTCACAGGTGACATCACAGTTTTACCACCAAGTCCTCCAACAGGAAAGACATGGGTAACAATAGGTAAACCAAAGAATGATTGTTTAGAAGTAGCACAGTTAGATGCTAGAGGTTTACTTAATCAGATAGAGAAGGGAGTATATAAACACGTTAAGACAGGAGTATTATATTATTGTAGTGATGCAGATATGCCTGTTGATTTGAAGTGGGAAAGATGTGTAAGAGAAGCAACAGAATGTATGATGCGTCCTTACATGGGAGGACAATGGACACCCCCTAAACAGGACTGTGAGAGTTATAGTATGACTGGTTGGTCATCTAATAAGGGTCAGGTGTGTATTAAGAATTGTTTTCCTGATAGATTACCTGTCTATGAGCATAGACTTAATACAGGTGCTATCAATGTCAGAATGAATCATAGGAATCAGAATGGCATGTGGGCGGGGACAGTCCAGACTACAGACCAGTATGGTCAGTGGACAAACAGAAAGGTATTTAATGAAGGTGGAGCACAGATATTTTCTAACAGCACAACTCAATCATTTACAACTAGCAACAGTGGTATCACAGTAAACGTAAGTGTTACTCCTATTGATGACGGTAACGACTGGGATAGTGAGTGGTGGATTAGTAGTTGGACAGGGACAGCACCTGTTGGCACGACATGGACATATAGTTTTAACGTAGGAAACAACACAGCATTCTTAGACTTTGAGGTCATAGGACAGAAGGAAGGAGACCACCTCTATACAAATGAGTCTGCCTCTCCTAGTGGATACTCACTTACTCAAAGTGCACCTGTCTTTCATGTATTAAAAGAGCCGATACAAGGTAAGACCGTCCCAATTTATAGTTTCTATTCTTCCAGTAACACAGATAGTTTTCTAACAACAAACCCAGGTGCACCTGACGGACCTGGAAGTGGAGAGAGACAATACCTTAACGACAACGGTTATGTATTTCAGATGGTGATAGGACATGCTTTCCTTAGACAGGACATGTCGATAGGATATAAACGAAGAAAGAATGATAGAGTCCAAGCACTCGTGCGTCAGTTTAAGTCCACTGAGTTTGACCACATGGCATCTATTGATGCAGAGTTACCAGAGCAACCTCCTCAGAGATATGAAAAGAGAAACTCATATAGAATACCAAAGAATCCTAGACAGAATCTAAGAATTATTATTGATTGTGAGCATGGGTCTGCAGGATATAATAATAGTCTTGGGTTTTATATGGCAAATGATAATCAACCTGTCAGAGGATACNTTGTCATACCAGAGTCGAAGTCAGATAAGAATGAAGAGTCTATTACTATCAGCATCCAATACCTAGAGCAGTATGCGGGTGGCACTATGGGTTTCTTTATGATACCTAATGGTGCAGGCAACCAGTCTTTAAGTAGAGGACAACAGATAGACTTTGAAGCATTGAATGATGGGTATCGTGGCACAGGTATAGCATCATCACAGAGTAATTACATATTCTTCTCAGATAATAGATGGAATACAGGTGACAAAGACTTTACTAAGTGGTCAGGTAGTGGGCATCAATTCTGGGAAGACCAAGTCAATGGTGANGATGATTATAATGACCTTAAGTTTTACCATAAGGTAGAGTGGTGGGCAGGAGAGCCTAGNTTTGATGGTGTTATGGGATATGTTTATGAGAATGCAGCACCTACTAAAATTATGAAGACCGTNAATGATGCTAGACCATGTGATACTAGAGCAGCAACAAAAGGTTTCCAAGATGTAGTTGTGCAGAGAAATGATTGTGGGTCTATGGTTGTTACTGTAGATGGTAATGGTAATGACTATGAGTGTGGCACATGTCTAGGGTCTTACACTAACGTATTACATCAGTCACAAACCATTGAGATACTCAACCCATCTACACTGGCATTTGTATCTGCGGGTGGTATCACAGGTGGATTGCAAGGAGAGTGCACAAAATTTAAGATAAGAGTTAAGAAGAATTCTGTAACAATTTACGAGCAGATATGGGAGGCACAGTATTGGCCACCCATAGGTGACGTTGTAGTACCTGAATTCACTGTAACCAATGGTGACACCTTGACTTTTGAAGTGCCAGAGTTGATATCTGGAGGACCTAATTCATCTATCGCTCCCGCTATTTCACTATTTAATTCGACAGAGAGTAGTTATGATGGCCAGTTCACAATTAACCTAGTAACTATCAACCAAGATGATGAGGCAGGGAAGACAACTGGTGCTCCAATGCTCAACAGGACAGGCACAGCAACTGAGGGTAGAGTGAAAGCTTTAGCAGCACAGTATGCTCCAAGCAATCAAGGTCTAAACTCATGGATGGCAGGGTCATATAAGACTGACTCTTATCATATTAGTGCAGCAGACTCACCTAATGGTTACACTGCTACACAGGTATGGTCTAACAATGCAGCAGTATCAATGCCATCTGTAACAGCACAGACTGTAGCAAACCACCCAGGTAATGTGAATAACTCTGATGCTAGAGGCACTAACGTTGATATGATATGGATGCCAAATAACTTTGACGGATATATTGATACTGGTATGCTACCCGAAGGTGCTCTAGGATATAAGAGTCAGGACATAGAGGATGTCATCNCAGATATGTGTGGTAACTATAATCATTTACTTGAAGAGCATCTAGTTACTACATTAAAATTCCACCCATCATATGCTTACGACCAGATAGCATCAGCAACACAAGATTTATTAGGAGAGAAGAAACCTTTTACAGCAGCACGAGGAGCATGGCCATGGCACATGGTGAATGCAGGATTAGAAAAGGTGGGTGGACAATTTCAAGGAGTTGATATAAACTATAAGAATATTATCTCACAATCGTGGCATAATAATCCTTGGCAGAGTCCTATTACATTCGTCCATGACTACCTACTTACTGGTGGTATAGAGGAGGACTCACAGATAACTGCTACTCCTGCTAAGGTAAGAGTAAGTTTTACATTCTATTCAATGATGGCAACGTCAGCAGATAGGGGTGTATCATCTAACTCATACTACTGGCAATGTCTCATACGTGTTATGGATGTTATTGATAGAGGTAGTGGTTACCAAAGTGGTATGGAGTTTGACCTCTTCTGGCCTCCTGTTAGAAGCACAGAAGGAGAGAAGACTAACAGGACACCATACTTCCCTGACTATAGGACTGGTTTCCAACACCCTGAGTCAAACCTTCTAGCATACTATGAGGAGCCAAAGAATGTCGATAGATATTCTAAGGAAGCAGTCTATCAGGAGTCACACCTAGTAGACTCTCCGATATGGTATTATACTACTGACCGAAAGAATTATCGTGTCAGATTCAAACTAATTATTAACGACGTAGATTAATGGCAGGATTTGGAAAGAGTGCAGCCGAAAGGTCACTCGAAAAATCATCACGAGAGTTAAGAGCACTCCGTAAAATCATCGAGAAATATAAAGACGACCCTAAGGGTAAGAAAAAGATGATGAAGAAGATGCAGAAGTATTGGAGGAGTAATCTTTCAATCGTGCAAGGTATGGATTCTAAACCTACCGACTACATGAAAGACCTTGAAGAAGATTTGGGAAGGGTAAGTAAACAACTCACACCTGTCGAAGACCCACGTGAGGAAGAAGGTGACAATCCAGAAACTGTACTAACCGACCATGACATGTCAGCAATTCGTGATATAATAAGTAAAGATAGCAAAAAAGAAATGGAATGAAGTACATCCTCTATGATGAAAACAATGTGAGACAGTATCGTGCTGAATCTGTGTATGAATTACGCAAGTATTTGTGCGATAGGAAATATAATCTCGATTGTGACAAAGACATAGGGGATACATTCGATTACATTCGTGCTATTAACTGGTTCTTCGACATCGAAGAGTAACAGTTGACACATTCTTAAGATTGTGTTAATCTATATACTATTACAAAGGGATCGAAAGATCGTGCCCCTGCGTAGATAAATGAGACCCATGTCGGGGCACTCTCACATCCGCAGGTTTTTTAATGCTTGCGAGACAAACTAAAAACAACAATGATTAAATCAACAATCGCTGCCCTAGCAGCAACACCTCTTCTATTCTCTGGAGCCGCTTTTGCTGGTCCTTACGTTAATGTAGAAGCAAGTGGTTCATATCCAGACGGAGCATACTCATCGGGCACATGGGAATTCCAACTTGGATACGAAGGCACAACACCTAATGGAATTGATTGGTATGTATCTGGTGGTCCTACAGTGACTCACACAGAAACTGCTGACGAGTTTGGTGACACTGAACTTATCGGTTACATCGGTGGTGGTAAGACACTTACAGATTCTGTAAGTGCTTATGGTGAGTTATCCGCAGCAACTAATGTTGATGACGTAGACTGGGCAGGGAAAGCAGGACTTAAGTACACTTTCTAAACCTTTATACATAATACACAACTGAAGAGACCCACCCATCGGGTCTCTTTTTTATTCAACTAAATTTATGAACCACTATGTGAACTGCACACCTCGGCATATTAAAGATAAGGAGAATGTCAATATGGACATCCCTACTCAAGATGTCGAGGATTTTCTTTACTACGTTCGTCTCTTAGCAGACGAAAGAAACATTTCATCACGTCGTGCCTTTGGCGAACTTGTCAAAGGTGTTTACCAACAACTTATGGAGAAAGAGTATGACCGTCAAGATCGTAAGAGTCGCCAACGGGGAAGATATAATCGCTGATGTTCAAGAAGCGTATCCTAACAAAGAAGTATATTCTCCTATTGGATACTTTCTTACTAACCCTTATCAGGTTATAGTAGAAGCAACAGCGGAAATGCTTTTTGAATCAGGCACTACCGATGAACCACAAAAAATTAATGACTTAGATCTACAACTATTTCCTTGGATACCTATGTCAGCAGACAAACGTTGTCTAGTACAGTTAAGTCAGGTTCAAACAATTTACAATCCACACCCAGAGTTATTATCTAAATGGGAAAAACTAACGGAGGCAGAGAATGGCACCAATAAAACTGGTGATACTAAGGGACAATCTTAGTTACCTTATGGGAGAGGTTACTGAATTAGATGAAGAACCATCATACTTAATTACAGGTTGTATGAAAATTGATGGTGATAAAGTATCTGCTTTCCCAGAATATACAGATCAAAGAGATGTCTTCTTGACATCTGATGTAATTTTGACTATAGTAGATCCATCTAAAGATGCAATAACTAATTACAAGAAAGCATTGTGAGCAGATTATACTCTAACGTAACGTTACTAGGTGACTCTATCCTTTGTAGAGGATATGAAAATGGTGATTCAGTATCGTTTAAAGAGATTATCAAACCTACATTATTTGTTCCTTCACCTCAAGGTAAATGGAAATCCTTAACAGGTGAATCAATGACACCTGTAAAACAGGATGGTG